CGTAACCAAAACTTAACTGCTGATGGTGATGACATCTATGTTCCCTCACGTCCTATCATCCTTCTAGCCCTTGCTAAGGCCATTGAAGAGCGTGGTGAAGATGGCGGTAATGCCAGCATGAATGCTTATGCTGCTGGTCGTTCTAGCTTGGCTGATGAGATTGCTCTTGATGCTGCTCGTCGCCCTGATGAAACTATTTGGTATCCAGTATGAAACAACTCTCTAGTGCTGCTGTTGCTGCTCCGGGCTTCTATGGGCTTAACACCCAAGAGAGTGGAGCAGTGCTGTCTGATGGGTTTGCACTTGTAGCTTCTAATTGTGTCATTGATAAGTATGGACGCTTAGGAGCACGTAAGGGTTGGGTACAGAAGACCACAACAACTGAGGGTCTTGGTAGTACTAACATCTATAGTCTTTTTGAATACTTGAATGGTGATGGTACATTTGATTACCTAAGTGCTGGTAACAACAAGCTTTGGAGAGGTGGTATTGGTGCTGTCCTTACAGACATTACACCAACAATGACCATCACAGATAATCATTGGCAGATGGCTTCTTTAAAAGACCATTGCTTGATGGTACAGAAGAGTCATCTTCCTGTATTGTTTACAAGAGAAAGTGGCACTGCTGTATGTACAACTCTTGTTGGACATGGCTCATCACATGGTGGTGCAAGCTTTGCTACTCCAGTATTTGGCACTGGTACAAGTAATGCTCCTAATGCTTGCTTAGCTGCATATGGTCGCTTCTGGGTAGCAGGAAGCACAGCCTTTCCAACTACAGTGTTCTGGTCTACAGACATTGCTGATAGTCACTTCCCTACATTTGATACTGGTGGTGCTCGTACCTCTGGTAGCATTAACATAGCTTCTAAGCTGCCTAATAATACAGATGAGATTGTAGCACTTGCTGCACACAATGGTTTCTTAATCATCTTCTGTAAGCAGAACATTGTCATTCTGAGTGGCGCTGAGACACCAGCAACAGCAATGACCATCTCTGATGTGATTCCCGGTGTGGGCTGCATTGCACGAGACAGTGTACAGAAGACAGGTAATGACTTATTGTTCTTGAGTGCTTCAGGTGTTCGTAGCCTTGGACGTACCATTCAAGAGAAGAGTATGCCCATGCGTGACATCTCTAAGAATGTACGAGATGATGTGTTTGATTCAATAGCAAACACAGAAGCCAAGCTTATTAAGAGTTGTTACTCAGAGAAGTATGGCTTCTATTTATTAAGCTTTCCATCTACTGCTTCTCCTCTTGTTTATTGTTTTGATTTAAAGCAAGCCTTACCAGATGGTGCTTCTCGTGTAACAACATGGAACTCTTATTCTGCTTATGCGCTATCTGCTAATAGAGATGGCTCTTTGTATATAGGAAAGCCAGCAGGCATTGGTGAATACTTTGGCTATCAAGACAATGGTGTTAAATATACATTTACTTACTACACAAACTACTTTGACTTTGGTCAACCGACAATTAATAAGATTGTAAAGAAGCTAGGTTTTGTGTTAATTGGTGGTGGTGGTCAACGCTTTGTTGCTAAGATTGGATTTGATTATTCAAATCAATATAGTAGTTACCCTGTCTTTATGGAAACAGGAGCCTATGCAGAGTATAACATAGCAGAATATAACATAGCTGAATATTCATCAGGTATTGTTATTGATGATGTTTCTGTTTCTGTTGGTGGTCAAGGAAAGATTATTCAAATGGGCTTTGAGGCTGATGTATCTGGTTCTCCTCTAAGCGTACAGAAGATGGATGTATTTATTAAGCAAGGGAAGATTTACTAACATGTCTAATTACACAAAGCTAATAGCCTATGATACAAAGGATGGCCTTACAACTGGTGATCCTTTAAAGCGTATCAAAGGAACAGAATTTGATGATGAGTTTGATGCCATCTCTGTAGCCATTGCAACCAAAGCAAACTCAGCAAGTCCTGAATTTACAGGAACTCCTACAGTGCCAACGGCTTCTGTTGGTACAAACACAACTCAAGCAGCTTCAACAGCCTTTGTTCAAGCAGCTTTAGCAACTTTATATCCAGTTGGTTCTCTTTATATTAATGCTACCAATGCTATAAATCCTGCTACATTGTTAGGTTTTGGTACTTGGTCTGCCTTTGCTGCTGGTCGTGTACCAATTGGTAATGGTGGTGGCTTTAGTGCTGGCGCTACTGGTGGTAGTGCAGATGCTATTGTTGTTAGTCACAGCCACTCAGCAACGTCTACAGATAGTGGTCACCTTCATACTTATAACACTTTTGATTATCCCGGTGGTTATACAAACCTTTCTGGTACTGGCCCAAATCGTGGACCAACAAATACAAGTACAGGCTTTGCAAATATTACAACAACTATTGCATCTACAGGTTCAAGTGGTACAAATGCAAACTTACAGCCATACATAGTTGTGTATATGTGGCAGAGAACAGCATGATTACACATCATTTCTCTGATGGCCTCTATGCAAAAGAAACGCACATTAAGGCTGGTCAAATGCTAATACAACATAAGCATAACTACAGTCATTTGTCAGTAATAGCACAAGGTAAGGTAATGGTTATTAATGAAGATGACATTCAAACCATTGAAGCCCCTGCCTGTATAGAAATAAAAGCTGGTGAGAATCATGGCGTTAAAGCTATCACCGATGTTGTTTGGTTTTGTATTCATGCCACTGATGAGAAAGACGCATCTAAGGTGGATGAAGTTTTAATTAAAGGAGTATAGTATGCCGTGGATGATGCCAGCAGCAATCGTAGGAAGTAATATTATAGGCGGTATGATGGGAGCAGATGCTGCTGAGAATGCAGCCGCTTCTTCTCGTGCCGCTGGTCGAGAGGCTAATGCAGCCAACTTAGAAGCAGCACGTGTAGCTGCTGAAGCTGCTAAGTTCAAACCATACAGTATAACCTCTGGCTTTGGTCGTGGCTTCTTTGATACAGAAAAGGGTACGGCTGGTTATGAGATTGATCCTCGTTTAGCAGCCTTTAGAGACACCCTCTATGGGCAAGCAGAGCAAACAATGGGAGGCATAGGTACTCCAGAGGAACAGGCTCAAAGGTATTACCAACAGCAGATGGGCTTGCTTGCTCCTCAGCGTATGCAAGAAGATATTACAGCACGTGAGAACGCCTTACGTACAGGGCGTATTGGCCTTGGTGTTTCTGCTGGCTATGGTGGTGCAGGCGATGTCTCTGGTATGTTAAACCCAGATGAGTTTGCACGTATGCGAGCACGTGAGCTTTCTAATGCACAGATTGCTAACGAGAGTACAACCTATGGTCAGAACTTAATTGATAAGCTCATTGCTCGTGGCACAGGCTTGTTCACTGCTGGCGCTGGTGTGGAACAACTTGGTATGTCTCCAATGACCATTGGTGCTGACATCGGTAACAAGGCTTCTGTATCCCAAGGACAACAGGCTCAGGCTTTGTTGCAAGGAGGAAGAGCAGGAGCAGATGCTATGTTAGCAGGAAGCAACGCTGCAACTCAATACAACCTTGCTGGTGACATTGGTATGGCAAGAGCAGTAATGAATACTGGCAATGCCTTTAGTGGTATGTTTACACAGCAGCCCCAACAACAACTACAGCCACAAATGAGTAGCTCTTATTACTCAAACCCAAGTTCATATAATCCAAGCCCCTTTGGTTATCGGCCTTAATAAGGAATAAACATGGCAACAACAGTTGAAGGACTCTTTAATTTACCAACAGCAGCACAGGCTGGTCAACAATACTATGAGGGCTTATTAACCTCTCCGGGTCAGATGAACAATCTGAGCTTGATGCAGCAACTGTCAGCATTGGGAGCTAATGCTGGTGCTGGCATTGGCTATGCTGGTGGTCGCTTGTTAGGCGGTAAGACTGCTGATGAAGTTCGCATTCAAGGAGTGAACGAAGCAATGGCAGAAGCTACACGCATGGGTGGTACAGATGCAGATATGTATGCCAACCTAGCCAAGGGCTTAGCTGCTCGTGGTTTGACACAAGATGCTATGGCTGCAACAGAACGTGCTCGTACAGCTAAGCGTGATGAACAAGCAATGACATTGGCAGCAAGCCAAGAAGCTCGTGCTGTCAAAGGTGAAGATCGTGCTGTGTCTGCTGAACAACGTAGTCTCTTAGAGGAACAACGTAGAGTTATTGCTGCTCAACAACAAGAAGCAGAATACAAACAACGTATGGCAATGTATCCCCTTGAGGTTCAAGCTAAAGATTTGGCTCTCAAGAAAGCTGAACAAGATCTTAATGGAGCTATGGGTGAGTATGCAATTACTCAAGAGGCTTTGACTAAGGGAATCAACCCTAAAACTGGTCAGCCATTAACAGATACAGAAGCAAGGGATTTGAGAGCACGTCTTGCACAAGCAACGCTGGCAATCAACAATGAAGCCACTAAGATTGCTCAAGATAAAGCAGAGCATGAGCTTAAGATGAAGAGCTATGAAGCTTCAATAGCTTCAAGCAAGGCTTCAACTGCTGCAACAAATGCAAGAGCAAAACAAGAGAGTTATACGCAATCTTTGTATACTGATCCAGATGTTATGGGACAAAAACAATACATTGGTAAGATGAATAAACAAGGAAAGATATTAGGTGGTGATGGTTTTGAATATAACAACAGAGAAGAAGCAATGATAGCACAGGGTCTTAAAACTCCTATGGGTGCTCCTTCTGCTACTCCTGTTGCTCCTACTCCAGCCCCTACTACAGACCAACGTGGCTTATTTGATAGGATAATGAATAATCCACAGCCTGCTCCTGCTGCTCCTAAAGCTCCTCAGAAACCTTTGAGTTCTTTCTAATGGCAACATTCCTAAGTCCTGAAGAACAGGTGATGGGCTCCATTGGAGCCTCTGGTGTAGAACCTTCTAGTCGTTTCAACTTAGTTGGAGCTTTACAAGAAGGCTATACCCCTGCACAAATTGCTGATGAACTAGCAAGCCGTAAGGGATTTAACATTGGTGGAGCTAGGCAAGAGGGGTACAAAGATGACCAGATCATCTCTCATTTGATGGGAGAGACAGCCTTCACTGGAGCCATGCAACGCTTCATCCAATCTGGTGGTAGCAGTATCAAAGGTATTGCAGACCTCACAGGGGTTTTAGATAAAGAGAGAGCCTTAGCTGAACGCACAGCAGCAGGCATTGCCTCTGCTAATGCTCCTGTTGCTGGCATGGTTGGTGAATTTGCTGGAGCCTTTGCTGACCCCATTACAGCCCCTGCCTTTGCTCTTAAGGGCTTGAAGGCTGCAACCCTTGCTGGCACTATGGCTAAACAAGGAGCAGTACAGGGAGCCCTTGGTGGTGCTCTAGAGCCTGTTCTCACACCAGAAGAAAGCAGAATATTAAACACAATCACAGGCACTGCTGTAGGCACTGTCTTTGGTGCTGGCTTAGGAAAGGCAAGTGAGGGAGTTATTAACTTCCTTGAGAAGAGAGCCATCAAAGCAGCAGATGCAGATACAACTAAAGCTGCCATTGATGATGTGGCTAAGGTTATTGATACTCCTCCAAGCAGAGAAGCACAGCCTGTTAACTATGAAACGCCTGCCTACCTACGTAGAGCAGAAGCTGAAGGTGCTCCTGTTGTACGTGAGCTTGACCCTGTACAAACAAAGCTTGTTGAAGAACGCATTGCTAAGACAGAAGCTGACATTGCTAAGTTTGAAACAGACCTTGCCAATGTACAGAAGCAACAACCAGAGAAAGATGTTGGTGACTTCCTTGGTTTGAAAGAGCCAACTAAAAAACCAACAGAGAAGCAAGTGGCTGCTTTGTTCAAGGCTCCAGAAGGACAAGACCTCCCTGCTAAGTTTGGCCTTGTTGCTCCCACACCAGAAGCCCCTGCTAAGCAAGTGGCTGCTTTGTTTAAGAGAGCAACTCCTGAAGAAGTTCCTGTTATCAAACAACAAATTGTTGAAGCTGCTAAACAAGGAACAGCACAGCAATACTTAGTTAAACAGATTGAGGCTAAGAAGGCTGAGGTTGAGAAGCTCAAGGGAATGATTGCTCCTCCTGCTAGAGAGTTCCCCATACAGGTGGAGACAAGACAAGGAGCCACACCACAGCAGACGGTTGCTCGTGATGCACGTATGCAACAGGTGATGGAACGTACAGGTAGAGCAGAGGCTATGCCTCAAGAAGCCCCTAGAATGGCTCAGGAAGCCCCTGTTCAGGAAGCTCCTATGCCTACCCCTATGCAAGCCCCTGCTGCCCCTACAAGAGGCTTCCAGAGTGGTGGTGCTGCTGCAACTCCTAGAGAACTGGTATATGCTGAGAGTGTTCCTTTTGCTACTAATGCAGAGAAGCTGCTCACTGGTGGTCAAACACGTGGTGCTAACGTAGCCCCTGTGTCAGCCAATGAGCAATGGAATGATTTGTTCTCCAAAGCTGTTGGTGTCATTGGTGCTAAAGGCAGACAGCTACGTGGACGTGGAGAGTTTGGTGGTAGCCTTGAAGGAACACAGAAGGCTGGCGCTAAAGCTGCTGCTAGGATGGAAAGAGAAGAAGGCTCAATAGAAGATTGGGTGTTCAAACAGAATGATGATGGTACATTCCCTAACATAGACAAGAGTTGGAACAGAGCAGAGGTTGAAGCCTTCCGTCCTGTCTATGAAGAAGCACGAGCCACTCTGTCTGCTAACCTCTCTGAGATTAATCGCTTGCGTGATGCAGGAGAACTCACTGATGCTGCCCTACAAACACTGACATACAGAAGCCAACTTCCAATTGGTATTCTTGGTATCTATCAGGGACAAAGAACAAAAGCTTCTGACACCCTCAATGCTTTCAAGCTTGCTAAGGCAGAGTTTGAAGCTGGCAAAGAAGTTAAAGGATTGTTTCAACCCGGTGTTGATTGTCAATAAGGAATAATATGGCTGGTAATTTTGATCCAAAGTGTACGTTGAATCTCCTTGCAATGGCTGACATGCACAAGCTTATTGATGACATTGCAAGGAATGGACAACTAACACAAGCAGAAGCAAACATGCTTAAGAGTGAGATGACAGGGCGTGTCATTAAAGAAGGAGCAAGCTTTAAGAAGATACGTGACATGACTGCTGAGTATATCATCAATGGTTACTTAACATCTGCAACAAACTTATCAACAAACATAGTCTCTGGAGCAACTCAGACATTAATGGCTCCTATGCTGAGAGAGATAGAAGCTGTTGTAGGAAAAATCACAGCCGACAAAGCTGACCAACGTAAGAGTGGTGAAGGTCTTATTATGCTGAAGAGCTTAATGCAAGGCTTTGGTGAAGGCTTAGACTTTTCTAAAAGTGGTTGGGTTACAGGGAAGCCTTCTGATTTTAAAATCAACCTTGCTTCTATTAATTCTAACGCTAAAGAGATGAGAGACTTTGGAGTTAAGTATGGTCTTGATGATGCAAGAACAGATATGCTTACAGAGAAACTCTATGACTATCACACTGAAGCAATTCCCGGAACTGTTGGTAAAATATTAAGACTTGGTTCTAAAGCTGGTTTATCAATTGATGAATTTTGGAAAGCCACTTTACGTAGAGTAGAGTTCAATGCTAAAGCTTATAGAGATGCTGACCTTTTAGCTGAGAAGCTTGGCGTGTCTCCACAGGAAGCATATGCCAAAGCAACAGAGCAGCGCATGAATCCAGATAATTGGGACTCATTGATGCGTGAGACATTTGGTATCAAAGCTGCTGCTGAGATTGGAAACTTTGCCAAAGAAAAAGTGTTTCAAGAAAAGCTTAGTCCTCTTGCTGGTAAAGTTCAAAAGTTAAGAAATGAATACCCATTGAGTGGTGCGTTGGTTGCTGCTTTTATTAGAACCCCCTACAACATTATCAAAGAGGGAAGGTCTTATATTCCAGGAATTGGTTTAGCTGTTCGTAAAGAAACTATTGATCCAATACTTGGTAAGGGTACAGGAAACTTTGATTGGGCAGTCAACATACCAGTACAGAGAGAGCGTTTAATTGCTAAACAAATCTTTGGGTTTGCTGCAACCATGTATGTTAACTCTTTGGTAGAGCAGGGTTATATAACAGGCTCAACTCCTAAAGGTGATCTTCCTAAGTATTCTATAAGGGTTGGTGACTCTTGGTACAGCTATGCTCGACTTGAACCCTTAGCCACAATCTTTGGTTTGGCTGCTGATGCACACCAAACATACAATGATTATGTAAAGAACAGTAAACAGTTTGATACTAAATCAAAAGAAGCCGTAGCTACTTATTTTGTTGGTGAAACTTTACAAAGTGTTTCAGATAACATATTGAATAAGTCTTTTGTTGAAGGTCTTGCTAAGGCAACTGCGGCGGTATTAGACCCAGAAAGATATGGAGAACGCTTTATTAATTCATTCTCAACTGCCATTGTTCCTGCTGGTCTTTCTAGTGTGGCACGTAGCTTTGATGAATACGAGAGACAGGTAGTTAGCTTTACAGACAGGCTTGTATCACGCATCCCCGGCTTAAGAGATCAACTTCCTGTGCGTTATGACACTATGGGACAACCTGTTAAGACAAGCCTTAGTGAAGTGCTTCTTGGTGTTAAGGTGTTCACGCCAACAGAGATACAGAATCGTCTGAGTACAATTGGTGTAGACGTAACAGGTATTGGTAAGAAGGTGGGTAATGTTGAACTAACAGCAGACCAACTATCTTTCTATAGTCAACGTGCTGGTGGTTGGTTTGCCAGTGGCTTAGAGAAGACAATGAATAGCCCACAATGGAATAAGTATGACGAGTTCCAACAAGAGAAAATTATTAAGGGTCTTCTTGAAAGAAGTAGACAAGCTGGCGCTAAAGATACAATAGCTAAATATTACAGAACAGATCCTAAGTTTGCTAAGGACTTCTATAATGAAATGATTATTAAGAAAGCAGCACAGGGACAGGTGGAGTTTAGGTAACTTCCTAGTTACCAAAAAGAAAGGGGACTTAATAGTCCCCTTTTTGTTATGCCTTCACAGGTTCATCTTCTAGATCGTAGAACTCTCCTAGATAAAGAGTGATGAATGGTGCTTTGATAATCACACCCACAAAGGCTACAACATCCTCTGTCTGTCCATCAGTTAAGATGTGACAGATGTCTTCGTTGTACTCAATGTCCAAACCAATGCCATGACGCAATCGTAACAATATCATAATAGCTCCTTAGATTTCACAAACACCAGACACACATGCAAGCATCTGTGTACCTTCAACATTGTCTTCCACCTCGATTAAGCTATCCCAATCAATCTCTTGTGGGGTATTCGCCATCAAAGCTTCGTATTGCTCTTTAGTGCAATCTTCATAGGGTGCTTGTCGATACGAGCCACCATCATAGGGCAAGAAGGACACACCACTCATCTCATCGAAGTGTTCCCAAACAAAAGCACCAACTGCCATCCACTCATGCTCCTTAACAGAGATGGTCACAGAAGGCTTGTGCTCACACCAGTGGCGCTGGAAGATGAGCCATAAGCGCAGATGCTCAAGGGCTGTTAAACCATCACGCAACAAGGCTCCCTGTGGTGCTTTCTTGGGGAAGGTAAACACCATAGTTTGGTCAGGCTTCATCACACAAGGCTCTGCTTGAACCCCTGCTGCAATCAAGTGCTGCGTAAGAGGGTCTTTAATGTCTGCACGAACACGGCGATAATAGTAAGCAGCATGACGAGCATGTATACCAGAAGCACTATCAGTAAGTTGACTAACTGTACCAGAAGGCTTAACACAAGTAATAGCAGCCGACTGAGGAATGCCAAGCTGTTCTGCAAGAAGTTGATTAGTTGCGACACAAACATTTCTAATTTGCTCCAAGATGATGCCCACACCCATGTCATCAGGGTTGTTAAGACGTGCGTTGTCCATGATGCCTGTCATCGACACACCCAACAGACGCTCTTCCTCTGTGTTCTTCTGCCACACCTTACGTAGGTATGGGAAGTGAGTCAATGTACTCTGGAATGTACCTAAGATTGTGGCTAAACGTGCCTTACGTTTCAAGCTGTCTACAGTGTCATCAGAACGTACAACAATTTCGGAAAGGTTACAGAACTGATATGGTCGTAGAATGATCTCAGAGCATGGATTAGTTCCGAAGTCAAAATCAGGATTTCGTCTGCCATTTTTCTTTACAATGTTCTTTGCTGCTTCACGATTAAATACACCACGTTCACCACTCTTGCTTTCGTACAAGCTATTCCACTCTTGCATGAAGATGCCCATGTCAGGACGCTCTGTGTAGCAAGCACTGTTGTTAGCCAATGCACGTTGACCATTCTTCTCCCACCATGCACCACTCTTAGCATGACGCATACGATCATCTGATAGGTTAGACAAGCTAATCATAGCACTACGGCGAACACCACCAACAACCACTACCTCACCAATCTTGCACATGATGTCATGGCATTCAAGGCTGTTGAGCTTACGTCCAGCAGCGTTCTTGAAGATGTTGCTGACAAAGACAAAGAGTTCCTTTAGGGGTTCCGGGCCACTAGCACGTCCACCAAACACCTTCAGACGAGCGCCAGCAGGACGAACCTTAGACACATCGAACTTAGGAATCTCTCCTGAGTAGAGCAAGGCAATACATTGACGTAAAGCCTTAGCCCAACCTTCTTTGCTATCTGCCACTACGATTGTCGTATCGCTGTTAAACAGTTGTTCAGGGATGTCAGGAAGCTTCTGCACAAACTGACGTTCAACAGAGAAGCCAACTCCTGTGCCACACAACAAGATGTACATGGCTTCATCGAAACTCTTAACGTCATCTACAGGAAGGTAGGAACAGTTATAGCCAGCAGTGTTGTCTCGCTCTAATGCCTTACCAGCAGTCATAACGCTACGCATAGAAGGCATAACCTCCATGTTGTAGATGGCATCATAAAGCTCTGCATACATCTTATCAGAGATGGTATAGCTGTGCTCTTTTGCTAAGTGGTCACGCATGAAGTTTAAGTAACGAGCCACTGTCTCATCCCAGTTCTCACGCCGTTGCTCACTATCTAAGTAACGAGCATATCGACTCTTAGCGATAAACTGCTCATAACTTCCCATATAATTATTCATTCAAGTTCCTTTTCTATCTTATCAGCTTTATCTTCTATCACATCCATAAACCTGTCAACAAGGTCATCACTGCTTATGTCCAACAATTCTAATATTGTAACACAGTCTTCCCTTCTTAGCAAGTCAGCAATGTCATACAACGTGAGGCTCATGAGTAAGTCTCACGCAAGTAGTTGAGACTAACAGGAAGCTCATCGAAGCTACCTTCAACAACTTCATTGAACATCCACACACCAGACCAAGAGCCATTGGTTTGAGGAGTTAAATACTTCTCATCGTGTTGGTAGCAGATGCCAGCAAACAAGCCTGTCATACGCTTACCATCAGCCCTACGAGCATAGGCAATGCCTCTGTCCTGCACATGCCCCATGACACAGCTCATGTGCTTCTTAGAGAGCATCAACGCAGGCGAGCTAACAGGCCTTCCCATAACACCTGAAGTGAAGTAATGACAATAAGCAATGCCATCCAGAACGACAGGCTGAAGAAAATCATAACACTCCCAACCATAAGAAGCAAGTTTAAGGTCGTGATAACCAATGAGTCCGTCCAACTTTCTATCGCTCTCAATAGCTCTTTGAATGCGTTCCTCATGGTTTCCCAATAGAAACACAAGGCGTGGGTTCCATTGTTTTTCTTTGTTTCTCTTAAGACGCTGTTGCTCAGCTTTAATCGGAGACAAAAGAAGTTCCATTCCAGCGTGACCAGATTCAATATCTGCTTGATACGTTCTACCTTCAAAGCTTTTCTTCCCTACATCGTAAATTGAAAGGCTTGGCATATCCCAATGATCGCCAAGATGGATGATGACATCTGGTTTCTTGTCTGCTGCATACTTGCCAACCCATTCCAGATGCTCAAGAGAAACTCCGGGTTTGCATTGTGTGTCAGGAATAACTAAATGTCTCATTGGTCTTTAAACAAATCTAGTTGAGTGTCTTCACGTTGTTGTTCTTCATATTTGGTCAAGGGGTCTATGTACATCTCATTGAACTTCTCCTCAATGTTATAGCCATAGACGTTGCCTAAGAAGCGAGTGAAAGCACGTACCACATCAGGCCATCGTTCATTACCATTGAAGGTTGCATACTCTGTTAAGATAATATCTGGGTAGGAGCGATGGTCAAATGTATCTTCATATCCTTTTGTTTCCACATGAAACATGTAGCGTGTCTTGTCGTTGTCCATATCATTCCTTAATTGATGGGAAAAGTTCTTTAATCACATCACGACATTGCTCAGCAATGAGGCGATGCTCTTTCTGTGTTGCCTTGTCACAACGAATGTCAATGTAATGAAGCCAGCTACGCAGCGTTCCGTTCATATACATGAAGCTTTCTGTTAGTCCTTCAGGGAGCACCTTACGTGCTGTCTCTTTTGCAATGCCTCTGTCCAAAGCAAGCCGATACAGAAGAGAAGCTTCCTTAATCATACGTTCTTGCACATCAGTCCACCATCCCTGCATTGCAACATCATCAGTCTCAAGACTGTTCTGTCTGTTCTTATCATCTTGAAGGCGAGCCTCTGATGAAACAAAAGTATTGGCAATGGCATACCTCTGACTAAACTCTTGGAAGCTAAAGCTTCTGTGTCTCAATATCTGTCTAGCAATGTCACGTGTTGTAACAATCTCCATGCAGACATTGACCATCTCAAATGGACTCCAATGCTTATTATCTATCAAGTATTTAATAAGCTTAGGGGCAGTGGCTGTGTTGTTCTTGTTAGTTGGGTTTGACACACGAGCCATCTCAGCAACTAGGGCTTCACCATTTGGTGTTGCCCATACAAGCCTAACTCCCATCTTTGTCCTCTGATGGCATTAGTCCATGCCCCTGTGCCATTGCTTCTTTCAGCAGAGCCAGTAAGCCATAACGAAAGAGGGCTTCTTTACCTTCTTTATCTGTCTCAAAAGAACAATCGGCTGAGCCATCTTCGTTCTCATCGAAAGCCATAATTTCAATCTTCATGTTTCCATACTCCTAACAATGTGAGGTTCACCATAACTACCCATAACAGGAAAGACTTCTGCTTTGTTGATACGCAGTTCAATGCGTTCATCAGCATCTTTAAAAGACCCAACCATGAAGTCTCCTGCTGCTTCTTTAATTGCTTCCTTAGCTTCTTCTTTGTTACGTGCTAAGACGCATTGTAAGCCACCATAT